GGGATGGAGTGCTACCTAGTAAACCACAGCAGAAACTGTAGTGATCCAATCGACCAAATGGGCGACACGTTGATGCCTAGAACATTGCGAAAGAAACGCAACGTATCTCGATTGAAGTAACCCGAGGTAGGTACGGGGAAACCACTCTGGTAATACCGAAAGAAGTTGACAAACGCCACACTCCGATGGGCGCCGCTCAACATCAGTCCGATTAACCGAGTGAATGATTGACCTAAGTTCCACACGTACGTCTCTGGATACAAGGCATACTTGCACCACACGTCATATGGACGATTTCGACAACCTCCTCGGTAAGTGAAACCGAGTAGCTTAAAGTCGGTGCGGTCTTTTGTGAACTCACACTTCTTGGGACTCAAGGTCAAATTGAGACCTGTGAAAAATGCAGAGGCAGTCTCAATTGAGAAATCACGACTAAAAAAGCCGGAATCATCACCAAGAACACGTAAACCAAGCACTTCTGCGTTCTGAGCCATGGCTGCCATCTGAATTAACAGATAATTACATATAGAATCGACCAGTTGAGTAAAAGCGGAACCGGATGGAACACCGCTTCTCTTTCGAACTACTAAGCCGTCAGGCATTATCAGAGGTGTATTGATAAAGTAGTCCTTCAAACCCGCGAGGGTAGCCTTCTTCTTACGTATCTTAGCAGGTGTTAAGCCACTGGTATCGACCATATCCCATATGATGTCAAAAGCCGCATGGATTAACCATGGACTAATCGACGCATCAAAATGCGAAAAGTCTAAACCATACATAGGAAGGCACTCATTAAGCTGCATCCACGACGTCGCTACTCTATCGGCATCAGAGCCCAATAGCATAGGACCGTGCAGCACTCCTAAACTAGTCAAACTCCTATAAGCAGGGCCTGCATAGCATAACTCAAGGGCGGTGATCTCAGCGGGGTACAACCAAATCAATCGAGCTTTTGGCTCGTCAATTGGTGACATCGCACCACGGCGTGCTGTGCAACAAGGTGGAAAGTGCACTTGGCCGCGCTGCCGTCCGTAGTAGGTCTTTAGCTCATGGTTGAGTCCGCGGGCCTCATGGTATATCTTCTCCAAGACATCACCCTTCTTAGCACCACCGAACGTCCAACCAGCGGACGTATTTCGCTGTAGTTCATCCATCGATTCACACAACGATTGAATTCGAAACTTCTTGCGTGTGAAGATTTCCCGAGTTCTTTCGAAGGCAGGATCAAATAGAGATCTAACTTTAGCTGGAGGGTCTTGTAGACACGGATTCTCTCCGAAATTTCCTAACTGCTCGTACAACGTCGACAGACTTCCGCCTCTGCGCGTATAGCCTCGAATTTTGTTGTAGGTGTCAGGATCGAAACGCTTCAAGGCGACCTGGATCCAGGGGTCTACATTCCCAGGGGGATCAGGTAGCATTTTTGGATCGCCTTGCCCCACAATCTTAACACTTCCCAGACCTTCTGGAAAATGTCGAGAACTTCTCAACAGACGATGTCTCGTAAGTGATGAGTAGTAAAACCGCGGTCCGGTAAAAGAAAACCGTAGAGAGCGCCTTTCCCTCATCGAGACTCTGGAGCGAATTGGCACGAATACCATTTCAAAGCTGTG